CACAGAGTCGCCTGTTAAGACGAAACCACCCCGTTAGGGGGCACGCTTAGCCGTGCGTGCTTGCCATTCCCTTCGCAGTGACGACAAAACCCTGTGTAAGGGCAATGCGTTGCAACGGAAGGTCCGGATCCTCTTTACCCACAAATCGGTCGACAACATCGTCGATAGACTCATGGAAATAAAGAGCGACCCGGCGGCATTTATACACCACTTTTGCCCGTTTAGGAATATGGGCAGGTTGACACCTGTCTTTGCTCTCACGAGCATTGACAAGTGGTGTACGTCCAGTACTGGCATAAAGGAGCAAACTCAGTAACGAGCCCTTAATGGGCTTCGTCAACAGAGTTGTTGGGGTCCAGGCTGATGTCTTAGCCGCCCCAAGTCTCCTCCACACGGCGCTTCCCTTGTCACAGAATAACCCGGAGGTATATTCAAGACTAGGCGCTACATACACGCGTTTCCGCAGTAATGCAACGAGCACTCTAAGAGTACTGAAAAGCGGTATCTGGTGGTATCTTGACCAAAGTCTCAGACGATTGATAGCCGAAGTAATTTCGGCATCGTTCTTAAGGCTCTTGATGTAGACGCCACGAACAGACACACCATAAAGATAGTCACCTCCACATGATTCCCGAAAGGGGCCGTGTGAAAACGACTTCTTGTGGTTGACCGTGAAGCCATACCGCATAAGCGTATGACAGATCAAGTCGTATGCTTCGGTGCGACAGATAATGTCGTCACCGTTAACATTAACTCCTTCACTTGCCCGTATGCCTAGACAGGCATAACACGCTTGCACGATAACTGCAAACAGCATCGTCTCTAGCGGGAACGTAAATCCATTCCCGTTTGAAGACACCATGTGAAGCTTGAGGCTCCGGCCATCTGGCAACCTCGTGAATCGCGATCTTGCGATCTTGATTTCATTGAGGAAGCTGCGTGGGAGAAGGTACTCAAGAAGATTCATGGAGATGCTGTCCGAAGCGCTTGAGAGATCGATCGTTGCGAAACGACCGGTTTTACTCTCGTCCTTAGCTAATAAGCGATTGACGTGTTGTTGTCGACGCAAGTCGATATTAAACTTGTCAATAAGGACTGACTCAAGAAATGCACCGATTGCTTTTTGGTGCATCATCGAGAGAAGCGGCTCCGTGCAGATTACTCGACTGACATCTGCTTGCTTCGGTACGAAGCTGAGAGACGACCCATTAACCTTTCTGTACGCGCCGAATTTTGCAGCGCGTTCAGCCTCCGCGAACTTCTGCGGATAGGTTGGGATAGATGACAAGTATAACGAATAGCTGTAGGGGTGGTTGGTTGTCATACAACTTCCCCAGAGCTTCGTCCACTTGTCGTTAGAAGTACAACCACGCGATGCACCTGGACCGACCATATCTGGTTTGGCCCATGTGAATACGTTAAAGTTAGAGAGCTCCCTAAAGAGCCATAGCTTCACGTAGGTGTCGATCTTACGATCTTCGCGTGTAAAGGTGCACAGCGCAAGCTGGGCACACTTTCGGTTACAGTCGATGAATTTCTCCAGAGCAAGTTTGTCCTGCTCTGGTGTTGTCCGATCGCTGTCCAAGTACTTCTTGAAGAGCGAGCCCTTTAGTGTTTCAAGGGCCCAACGCTGGGCGTAAGAAGCTCCGTTGTTGGACGCTCTTCGTTCGTCTCGTTGTAAAGCGGCAAGCACGTGACCGATGTTTGGTCGCATGACATGTCTCCTTTTGATGTGATTATACAGAAGGATTTGAGCAAAAGCACCACAATGACTACCACAGAAGTGGCAGTCATCACATCGTTCCTGTCAAACTCAGCGTGCGCAAACCTTCGCGCTGCTCAGTCAAGGCCGCAATGGCCAACGACAACATAGACGACAAGCTCACCGGGTCGAAGGTGTCAGCACCGGCAGGAATGCCGATATTGATATCAACGTAGGCGAGCTGTGAAGGACTATTGCTGTCAACCAGGACCCCTTTCCGGATACGGGTGCGATAGACATTCGTCGGGAAACTCCCGATGATGCCATTTGCATTCGGTTTAGGGAGGATCGCTAATTTCGTCGGGCGCATAAAGTGCACGTTGAAAGGCGATGACGTGGTGTGTGCAAGAACTCCGGTCTGCGTCCCGCCAAGCGAGGCCACAAAATAAAGCTTGCCGTTACCATTCGCAGGTTGATCAGTCCCCATCGTAAAAGTTGGGGAAGTGAGCGACGTCATAGAGACACCAGTGATGGTGCTCGAGAGGCTAATAGCCATGGGTATGTCTCCAAGAGGAGTTGAGGGCGGTCAGTGCACCTACAAGAGATGCAACATTAAACCACTGTTTGTTTGAGGGCCACGAGAATTGGATGCTCATCGGGGGAAGAGTATTGGTGCGAACCAATGACTTGTTAATCCGATGCGTATAGCCAACACGCTGCGTGGTGTTTGGGGTTGATGAAAGGTAGCCGTCGTAGCCGCCTGATGGCGGAGTTCCGAAAGCGACCGGTATAGCGATCATCTCGGTATGAGTTTCAACGACAGATGTCGTCGAGACCCAACTAAGATAGGCCGTACTCGCATAAGCAGCGTTAAGAATGCCGCTAATGTTTGTAAAGTAATCAACCACGAATGAGAAAGGTATTAACTCCCACAACGTGGCACGAAACTCTGGCCATGTGAATCCAAGTTGGTCCGATAACGAGGCCAACGTACCGACAGGAGTGGTAACTTCCTGCTTGATCTTGCCAATTGCTTCAACTTTATACTCGTTCCAAGAACGAATGTTGAGTTGGAAGCCATTCCGATATATGGTTTGAGCTTTGCCTTCGAGCTGCGAAGATTCTCTTTCGCGGACGTCTAGGCGGAACTCTTTTAACCATTCCTGGAGTGCTTTGACATAATCTTGAACATCGGACATCAAAGGTAGGACAGCAAAAGTATACTCGAGATACGTGGAGTTCAATTTCTCGATCTCCATGTGAATCTTACGAGCAACACGCTTTTCCCACCGAGTTTCAGTCCAGTGTTTCGGCCTCTTCATGCGCTTAAGCCTTTCTACTCGTTCCTTTGTGCGTCGTGCGGATTGCACGGTGTCACGGAAGAGACGATAGATAAGATCAGCTGGGCGCTTGACGAGTTGGATGAGTCCGCGGATTTCGCCAAGGAAGGTAGGTCCACAAAATGTTGTAAACTGTTCCCTGACCTTGTTCGAAAGGTTCTCGCGTACCCTCGCTTGAACTTTAGAAAGTTCAGAGCTGCTAGTCGCAATTGGTGTATAGTTAGACGGAATGGATCCGTCGTCAACAATCACCCATTGCCAATTCCGCGCCCCTATAAAGGAAGGACGTAATGACACAGTAGTACATGTCATACGTTTCCAACCAGGGTAAATCCGATCGTTCTGGTAATATACCAAGTTGCCAGACCGATTAGACGTCGCGGAAAGCCCACGTTGAATGAGTTTCTGAAACGTGGGGACTGGCGCCTCGGATATAGACCCAGTTGTCGAGTACGGGATGTCAAGAACTTGCCATATTGGCAGATCCTTGCTTATTCCCTGATTGTACACAAACTTCTGAGTCGTACCGTAGCGCTTTATAGCAGCCATTGTAGATCCCACTACATTATTAAAGGGACTACCCGAAGGTAGAATGCCGGGGGTCATGGCAAA